GAAAGAGGTTTTGATTATGGCAAAATATGAAGTTAAATTCTCTTGCGGACACACTCAGATCATCGAGTTGTTCGGCAAGGACAAAGACAGGCAAAGGAAAATCGAATACTTTGAAGAACATGGCTTGTGTAAAAACTGCTATAAGGCAATGATGCAGGAGATTGAAGCGCACACACCGCTCGGCTTAACAGCTCAACTAAACCCCTTGGAAACCTATCCGTTTCGTGCGTACTTTACAGGCGATACGGAGTCTGTAGAGGATAAAGTGGAAACTTTAGGCTTCTTTTGGACGGACATTGGTGACAGCGATATTTTGTCAACCAGTGAATTTATGGGTTGGAGTTGTGAATGTAAAAGTTCAGAAGAACTTGGAAAAGTCTTTAAAGAAGTTAAAAAGGTTTTCCCTGAAATAGAGATAAAGTTTGATTTTACAGAGATCGACATGGCTCTCTACAAAAGATTACAAGAAGCTCAAAATGATGGAAAAAAGCAGGCGGCTGAATTGCAGAAGAAAATAGACGAGCTTGAAAAACCACAAAGACCTGACTGCTATCCTGAAGGAAATTGGAACGGACGGTTTTATACGGCTAAAAAAGGGTATCGCCGTATATACGTTAATAACAAGGAGATGCTGATAACAGAAGAGAACGGACAGGCTATCGAAAGATTTGATAAACAGGTCGAAAATTACAAGTTGCAAGTTGCCGCCATAAAGGGCGATGAAAATGCGGCAAAACAGCTCGAAAAGGAAGCAGAAATCAAGGAACTTAAAGAGCCTGAAAAGCCTGACTGTTACCCTAAAGGACGTTGGAACGGACGGTTTTATAAAGCTGAAAAGGGCTATCGCCGTATATACGTTGACGGCAAGGAGCTGCTGATAACAGAAGAGAACGGACAGGCTATTGACGATTATTTGACAGCACTTTCGAGATACGAAGATACTGTTGCGAAACTTAAAGAAGGAGTGTAGTGTTATGAAATACGGAATTTTTTTATCACATCACGAAATGAAAAAAAGACCTGAAAAACTTGCAAATGTTGTTGAAACCGATGAATGGATTGAAACACCCGAAGAAATGTTTGAAACCAGAGAAGCTGCTCTTGCAAAGCTCAAAGAGGATAAAGAGAAATATTCTCCTTGCATTCGTGAAATGAGAGGTAATGGTGGAGTCTATTATGATTGCAAGGTCTATTTTGTTGCGGCTTGCGAATATCGCTATGAAGAAGATGAAGATGATGTAACGGCAACAGATAGTGACGATACAGCGGACTATGTTATGAGTTATGAGGACGGCTTTGAAGTTGCTCCTTTTGAGCGACACTTAAAAATAGAGCCGAAAAAGTTCAAAGTTAAGGACGTTGACGAAGAACTTATCGTGGACGGTTGTAAGGTCACAACT